ATTCAGCGTGCACTACATGGGGTGTGTTCTACCACCCGGATGACAACGGCATAACGCAGGCCAACATCATACTACTTAATGCCTTCAGGGACCGCATGGAGTTTCCAGAGCTGAAGCGTGTGGCTGTCGAAGAGTATAAAGAGTGGCAGCCAGACGGCGTGATAATCGAGAAAAAGGCGTCAGGTGCACCGCTCATCTACGAGATGCGGGCTATGGGCATACCGGTGCAAGAGTTCACCCCGACGAGGGGTAATGATAAAATATCTAGGTTAAATGGGGTGGCGGATATTTTCGCCTCCGGTCGTGTGTGGGCTCCAGCCACGCGCTGGGCGGAAGAAGTGATTGACGAAGTGGCAGAATTTCCTGCTGGCTCAAACGATGACTATGTTGATACAGTATCCATGGCCTTGCATAGGTTCAGGCGTGGGGGCTACGTGACTACTAACCTAGACGAGCCCGAAGATATCGTGTACTTTAGGTCAAATCGCAATCAGGGGTATTACTAATGGCAAACGTTAAGGCACTTTTTCCTATCGGCAAAACTCAATGGTCAAAATGGTCTGACGACCAGCGTACGGCGTTCAATGAAGCACGCGCAGCAGGCGTACCGTACAACGACGCAGTTCTAGGCGCAAACCAGACGCAGACTAAAAAGAAGAAAAGCGTGTTCGACATCATCGAGGACGTAGCTGAAGTAGCAGCGACAGTTGCGCCCGTAGTAGCGGTGGTAAAGACCGTGGTTAAGAAGAAAGCCAAGTAAATGGACATCGACAAGTCGCTTAACCAAGCCCCGCTGGGCATGTCCCCGATGATGACGGAGCTGGATGACGGCCCTGACATCGAGATTGAGATTGAAGACCCTGAGAGCGTCAGTATTGGCCTCGACGGGATGGAGATTGAGATTGACCCGAGTGAGGACGAGGGCGACTTTAACGACAACTTGGCCGAAGACATGGACGAGGGCATGCTCGCTGAGCTTGCTGGCGACCTTATTGGTGAGTTTGAAGAAGATATCAGCAGCCGCAAGGACTGGATACAGACTTATGTAGACGGGCTTGAGCTGTTGGGTATGAAGGTTGAGGACCGCACGGAGCCTTGGCCCGGCGCATGTGGTGTGCATCACCCGTTGCTGGCTGAAGCTGTCGTCAAGTTCCAAGCTGAGACCATGAGCGAGACATTCCCAGCCCAAGGGCCGGTGCGTACGCAGATAATCGGCAAAGAGACTAACGAGAAGAAGGACGCTGCTCAGCGCGTCCAAGAAGATATGAATTACCAGTTGACCGACGTGATGGTCGAGTATCGCCCTGAACATGAGCGAATGCTGTGGGGGTTGGGCCTTGCAGGTAACTCGTTCAAGAAGGTGTACTTCGACCCATCACTCGGTCGTCAGGTCGCTATGTATGTAACTGCGGAAGACGTAGTTGTGCCTTATGGCGCGTCCAGCTTGGAAGTCGCTGAACGCGTCACCCATGTGATGCGGAAAACCCCGAACGAGCTCAAAAAGCTCCAAGCAAACGGGTTTTACCGTGATGTAGACCTACCAGACCCCGTCAACTCGATGGATGAGGTAGAGCAGAAGATTTCAGAGCAGCTGGGCTTCCGTGCAGAGACCGATGACCGGTACAAACTGCTGGAAATGCACGTAGATATCGTCATTGAGGACGATAAATACCGCGACAAGGAAGAAAATGACCTTGGAATTGCACTCCCATACGTCATTACCATAGATAAAGAGACCGAAACGGTCCTATCCATTCGCCGTAACTGGAACCCCGATGACAAGAAAAAGCTTAAGCGCAACCACTTCGTACATTACTCGTACGTTCCGGGCTTTGGCTTCTACGCTTTTGGCCTTATTCACCTTATTGGTGCTTTTGCTAAGTCTGGTACCAGCCTTATTCGTCAGCTTGTTGATGCTGGTACTCTATCTAATCTACCGGGTGGATTTAAAACTAAGGGCTTGCGCGTCAAGGGTGACGACACCCCGATAAGCCCCGCTGAATGGCGCGATGTGGACGTAGCGTCGGGTACGATGCGCGACAATATCATGCCGCTGCCGTACAAAGAGCCAAGCCAAGTGCTCTACAGCCTCCTCGGGACCATCGTAGACGAAGGTCGTCGCTTCGCGGGTATGGCGGACATGAAGGTGTCTGACATGTCTGCACAGGCTCCTGTGGGTACCACGCTGGCTATTCTCGAGCGTACGTTGAAGATGATGAGTGCCGTGCAGGCACGCGTCCACTACGCGATGAAGCGGGAGTTCCAGCTCCTCAAGGGTATCATCCGCGACTACACACCAGATACGTACAGCTACGAGCCAGAAGAAGGTGGTCGCAGGGCCAAGAAGTCTGACTACGACAATGTCGAGGTTATTCCGGTATCTGACCCTAACGCCGCCACTATGGCGCAGAAGATTGTACAGTATCAGGCTGTCATTCAGTTGGCCCAAGGTGCTCCGCAGATTTATGACCTGCCATACCTGCATCGCCAGATGCTTGAGGTGCTGGGTATCAAGAACGCCCAGAAGCTCGTACCGCTCAAGGACGGCGACGACATGAAGCCACGTGACCCTGTGTCTGAGAACATGGACGTTATGAACGGTAAGCCGGTCAAGGCGTTTATCTACCAAGACCACGAAGCGCACATCGCAGTCCATATGGCTGCTATGCAAGACCCCAAGATAGCTCAACTCATGGGTCAGAACCCCAACACGCAGGCTATGATGGCCGCAGCAGCCGCACACATCCAAGAACACCTTGCGTTTGCGTACCGCAAGCAGGTCGAAGAACAGGCTGGCGTGCCGCTACCACCACCCAACGCTGAGATGGACGAGAACACCGAGTTGGCTGTCTCCCGTCTGGCTGCACAAGCAGCTCAGCAGCTACTCCAGAAGAACCAAGCCGAGGCTCAACAGCAGCAGGCGCAGCAGATGGCTCAAGACCCCATCATACAGATGCAGCAGCAGGAGCTTCAGATTAAGCAGGGTGAGCTCGAGCTTAAGAAGCAGAAGATGCTTATTGACGCTGCGGAAAAGAACGACCGCCTTGAGCTTGAGAACAAGCGCATCGCGTCACAACAAGAAATCGCTGGCCTACAGGTCGGCGCAAAAGTTGCCACAGACAAGGCTAACTTGTCGGCAAAACAGCAGGAAGCCGGACTTCGTATGGGTATCGAAATTGCCCGCGAGGCCGCGCAGTCGGCACAACCACAACCCGTTCCCAACGAAGCAACGACCAAGGAGAATGAATGACCAATGAGTTACTGATGTACCTGTCAAAAAAGGTACAAGACGAGATTGACGTACTTAGCGGCGACCTCGCCCGTGGAACTGCAAAGGACCATGGGGACTACAAATACGCTTGCGGGATTATCCGTGGGCTTATGATTTCAAACGGTTTCATGGCTGAAGCCGCACAAAGAATGGAACAAGACGATGACTGAAGAGGACAATACTCTCCCGACCCTGCCAGAGATTTTTCTGGCTTCGGACGTAAACAACATTGAGGACGCAACAGTCCTACCCGACACCGACGAGAAGAAAGCTAAGCAGCTTCCAGACCCATCAGGCTATCGCATATTGTGCGCTATCCCAGAAGTCGAAGAGAAGACAGCTGGTGGTATCTTCAAGGCCGACTCTACCAAGCAGTATGAAGAACTTACCACTCCAGTGCTTATGGTGCTGAAGCTCGGCCCTGATTGCTACAAGGACGAGAAACGCTTCCCGTCTGGCCCATGGTGCCAAGAAGGTGACTTCATTCTGACCCGCCCAATGGCAGGTAGCCGTGTGAAAATCCACGGTCGTGAGTTCCGCATCATTAACGACGACAGTGTCGAAGGTGTTGTTGAAGACCCTCGGGGCATTTCCCGCGCTTAACGGACGTAATTCGTACAAGGAGAATAATATGAGTATGCAGAATGATGACGACTTCGACGATTTCTCGTTTGAAGTCGAAGACGAAACCCCCGTTTCTGGAGCCGACAAGCCCGAAATTGAAATTGAAGATGATACGCCGGAGGCAGACCGTGGCCGTGAGCCCATGCCAAAGGCACTTGTTGAAGAGCTAGAAGCTGATGAGCTTGAAGAATACTCCGACAAGGTAAAGACCCGTCTAAAACAGATGAAGAAGGTCTGGCACGATGAACGTCGTGAAAAAGAACGTGAGATGCGCGAAAAGACAGAAGCTCTTTCTGTTGCACAGCGTATCCTCGAAGAAAACCGCAGGCTGAAAAGCACGCTAGCACAGGGCGAACAGTCCTTGATGGGCAGCTATAAGTATACTGCGGAAATGGAAGCTGCAGCGGCTAAGCGTGAGTTCAAGGAAGCGTACGAGTCTGGTGATGCAGACCGTCTCGCAGACGCGCAACAGAAGCTTGCTGAAGTCAACTACCGCATGCAGCAAATAAATAATTACCGCCCTACTTTACAGAGGGAAGATGTTCCGGTAGAAATACCGCAACAGCAGGTGCAAACTCCGCAGCTGGACCAGAAAACTATTGCGTGGCAAGAGCGTAATACGTGGTATGGTTCCGACCCGGAGATGACCGCAACTGCTCTTGGGCTTCATCAGAGGCTCATAAATGAACGTGGCCCGCAGTTTGCAGGCACCGACGAATATTGGGGCGTTGTAGACAAAACTATGCGCCGTCGCTTCTCCGATTACTTCGGAGATGAAATGGATAGTGGCGACACCAAGTCCACTGCACGCGAACAAAAGGCGTCATCGGTCGTTGCTCCGGCCTCACGTACACGGTCCCCCAAAAAGATTGTGTTAAAACAGTCCCAACTGGCAATTGCAAAACGTCTAGGTTTAACACCTGAACAATATGCCCGTGAACTAGTGAAAATGGAGAAATAAGATGACTGATATTATTGACGCCCTAGAAGGTAAATCGAGCTCAGCTCGTGCCCCTCGTGAAACTCGTGCAGAAGCTGAACGTCCAAAAGTATGGCAACCGGCATCGACCCTGCCAGAACCGGACAAGGAAGCTGGTTACGCATATCGCTGGATACGTGTAGCTTCAATGGGCCAAAATGACCCCCGCAATATCTCGTCCAAACTACGGGAAGGTTGGGAGCCAGTAAGCATCGAAGAACAACCTCAGTTCCAGATGCTGGTAGACCCAGATAGCCGTTTCAAAAACAACATCGAAGTCGCAGGACTGTTGTTGTGCAAGGCACCGGAAGAACTGATGCGTCAGCGTAAAGAATTTTTCGCTAACAAAAATCAGGCTCAGATGGAGTCCGTGGATAACAACTTCATGCGTGAAAACGACGCTCGTATGCCACTCTTTAGGGAAAAACGGTCTACGACGTCATTTGGCAAAGGCAAATAGCTAAAGGAGCTATAAAATGGCATACCCTTCTGTTACCAGCCCTTACGGGCTAATCCCAATCAATCTGATTGGCGGACAGGTTTTTGCTGGTGCAACTCGTCAACTTCCAATCGCAACCAACTCTTCGACTGCCATCTTCTACGGTGACGTCGTTAAGTTGCTCGCAGGCGGTACTGTTGGCAAGGACACTGGTACGGACGCTGCTACACCTGTCGGTGTTTTCCTCGGTTGTACCTATACGGACCCAACCTTTGGTTTGACATTCCGTCAGTACTACCCCGGCACCACGAACATCAGTGACATCACAGCATACGTTCAGGAAGACCCTGATGCGTTGTTCAAGGTCGCTGTGTGCGCTGGCACCAACTCGAACACTGTAAGCTACCTCACTCAAGCCGCTGTCGGCTCGAACGTGAAGCTTGCTAACGGTGCGAACAACGTAGGTTCGACTTCGAACGGTAACTCCAAGGTCGGTGTAGACTCGACTGAAGGCACTACTTCGACGTGGCCTATCCGCGTTGTGGATGTTGTTCCTGAGACCGCTATTGCAGGTAACCCCGGTTCTTACACCGAAGTTATCGTCAAGTGGAACCAAGGCACTCATCAGTACCTCAACCCAACCGGTCTGGCATAAGGAGACTGAATAATGGCAATTTCACGCGCACAACTTCTTAAGGAACTGTTGCCCGGACTGAACGCTTTGTTCGGCCTCGAGTATGCACGTTACGGCGAAGAGCACAAAGAAATCTACGAAACGGAAACTTCCGAGCGTTCGTTCGAAGAAGAAACAAAGCTTTCTGGTTTCTCAGCTGCTCCAGTCAAGAACGAAGGTTCGGCCATCGCATACGACAACGGTCAAGAAGTCTTCACCGCTCGCTACAACCACGAAACGATTGCCCTTGGGTTCTCGCTCACGGAAGAAGCGATTGAAGATAACTTGTACGACTCGCTGTCGTCGCGTTACACAAAGGCATTGGCTCGCGCCATGTCGTACACCAAGCAGACCAAAGCTGCTGGCGTCCTGAACAACGGCTTTGACACCGACTATGTCGGTGGTGACGGCCAACCATTGTTCTCGGCTTCGCACCCATTGGTTTCTGGTGGCACGAACTCGAACATCCCAAGCACTCCTGCTGATTTGAACGAAACGTCGCTTGAAGCGGCTGTAATTCAGATTGCAGCGTGGACGGATGAACGTGGCCTGCTCATCGCGGCTAAACCGCGTAAGCTCATCGTACCGCCAAGCCTGATGTTTGTTGCTACTCGCTTGCTCGAAACCGAACTTCGCGTTTCGACTGCAGACAACGACATCAACGCAATCAAGTCGAATGGCTCTATCCCAGAAGGTTACGCCGTAAACCACTTCTTGACCGACACTGACGCGTGGTTCTTGACCACCGACGTGCCAAACGGTCTGAAGCACTTTGTTCGTACGCCAATGGCGACGGGCATGGACGGTGACTTCGATACTGGTAACGTACGTTACAAGGCTCGTGAGCGTTATTCGTTCGGCTGGTCAGACCCTCTGGGTATGTACGGCAGCGAAGGCGCAGCCTAATAAGTTTCCCCGAGAGCATAGCTCAAGGGAACGGGGGGAAGGGAGGAGAGAAATCTCTTCCCTTCTTTTTTGTTTGTGGTATATCTACGCTACTAGGGAACATTATTCGTACCGACCGGCCCAGCGGACTTAGTAGAGACGGTACGGACGAGTGCTACTACACAGGAGATAAATCATGGCTAATACCACATTTAACGGTCCAGTTCGTTCTGAGAACGGCTTCCAAACAATTTCAATCAATGCCACAACTGGCGCGGTAACTGTTACCGGTACCATCGGTGCAGCAATCACTGCAACCAGCACGGTCACTGCTCTTAGCGGTTCGGCTCTCACAGCTGGCGGCGCTGCTGCTTTCATCGGCACCAACACTGCTGCTGGCATGGGTGTCTACTTCGGTTCAGGCGTCCCTACCGTGGCTGCTGCGCAGGGTTCGCTCTACCTTCGTAGCGATGGTAGCACGACTTCGACTCGTGCGTATATCAATACAAACGGCTCGACCACATGGACTGCACTCACAACCGCTGCTTAATAGCTCGATAGG